CCCGGGCATAGCCGCGGCGCTTGTTGCCGTCGATGTAGGCACGCTCAACCACCCCGATCACACGCTCTGGGTTGTGGTTGAACAGCAGGGGGGCACCATCATTCAGCCGGGTGAGATCAGCCGCCTTAGTTTCATGGCTGAGGATCTCGTTGCCAAAGTACCGGGCGACAGGGAACTCAGAACTGAACGGGAAGTCATAGGTGCGATCCTCCACCTCGTCAAAGGTGGTCAGCTCGCTGCGCTTGTAAAGACCTTCTAGCGATCGCGCTGTATCGCCATCGCTCAGTTCATTAGGTTCAACCGGGTTGTCAGCCATCGCGCTGTCTTGTTGCAATGCCTTGATTCTATCGGCCTCACCCGCCTCCGTGCCCAGCTCATCGGTAGCCATTAATCTTCCTCCTCGACTTGATCCTCAAGCACCGACAGCTCCTCATAGCCTTCTTCTCCTGCTGGTGTTGCCGTATCGCCAAACGCATCGACCGTTCCCTGTGGCCTGAACTGAATCAGACCGGCCGCGCTGACCACACTCGGATCGGTGTCGAGGATGATGTTCTTCTCGTCCAGCTTGGCCAGCTCAGACTGACGTGCTGCGAGGTATTGATCCAGGTCGCCGCCCTGCTCCGCCACGATCTGACCCAGCGTCTTGAAGCCGCTCCGCACCGCGTCCTTGTAGGCGTTCACCTCACGCTGCGGATCCACCCACTCCCAGCTCCTGGGCACCCACTTGCTCGCCCTGTAGCGGTCGGGGTTGGTCTCGTAGCTAGGCAGGTTCAGCACACCGCCGAGCACCGCCATCTCAAGCCATGCCTCAAAAACTGGCTGATGGAAGTTCTCAATCATGTAGCGCTGCAGCACCTTGTAGGTGTCGCGCTCCTCGAGCAGGCTCAACCTGCTGCTGCTGTAGTTGCTCTGGCTGTAGTCCTTGCTGATGCTCTCGAAGCTCACGCCAACGCCAGCCGCCACGGCCCGCAGCATCGACCGCGTGAACGGCTCCAGCTGCCCATCAGGTGAGTTGAGATCCGGGACGCTTACAGATTCGCCGGGCTGCAGGTACTTGAAGACACCCGGCTGAAACTCGCTCACCCGCTCGCCTTCATAGACCGCATCACCCATCAGCTCGCCCTCGGGGCTGGTGATGAATCCCATCAGCGCACTGCTGGCCCGTGCACGCACCAGCTCGGCCTCCTCGTAGCCCTGCAGCATGTGAAGCCGCATCAATGCCGTAGCGAACCAGGTCACGCCCCTGGTCTGGCCCGGCCGCTCTGGCAGGAACAGGTGGATCACCTCATCAGCAGGCACCCGGAGCCGCCGACCATTTGATCGCGGGTTGCCTGCGTAGGCATCGCCCGGGTGGTTTGCGTAGAAGTGATACGCCTGCGGCCGCAGGTAGCTATCAACCTCGATGCCCATCCGTACCGTGTTGCCGGACGCCGCCTGTGGCACGTCGTCATCAATCAGGTAGTCGGCCTCGAGCACCTGCAGCGCAAACGGCACCTTGCTGTCACCGAATGGCTGGCGGATCATCCGCACAAACACCTCACCCGATTCGGCCATGCTTCGCGCAAGCAGCCGCTCAATGTCATGGAAGCCCAGCAGCCCGCTTACATCACAGCGGCTCTTGTGCATCCACCGCTCCCATTGCTCATGCACCTGACCGTTGATCGCCTCATCCAGCCGGTCAGCGCCCAGCATCTTGATCTGACCCTGATGCCGGATGCCATGCCCGATCACATTGTTCTGGATCGCGCGTACCGCCTGCTTGGCGTAGTCGTTGTCGCGCACCAGCTGCCGCGCACGGTTGCGCAGTGCCTTGAAGCTGGACTTGATCTCGCTGTCGGCGCTGGTGCCGCTCGTTATCCAGTCAGCCGTCAGCCGGCTCATCCGTGCGCCCTGGTACGCGCGACGCTGTGGCTTCACCGGTTGGAAACCCATCGCCCGAAACAGTCGCGTGCGTAGACCCATCAGAACCTCACGAACAGATTGAACGGATTGCCCAGGCCATTGGCCATCAATGCCGCCGCCTGCTCACGCTTCACCTCAGCCTTCAGCTTGCCCTCGAGCTGCAGCAGATCGGTGAGCTCCATCTTCTTCAACCGCCTGGTGCCGATCGTGTACTCAGCCACTGCGCCGCCGCTGACCATCGCGCGGATCGCTGCCTGCACCGCATCAAGGTCCTGCTGCACCTGTGTGCGGCCATCAACCGCGCCAGGTGTGCCGGTGTAGCTCAGCGCCGCCAGCACCTGCAGCTGCCCAGCACCCAGCGTCACCGTGCTACCGGTCTTTGTCGCAACCGCCTGCCAGAACCATTGCCCTGCATCAAAGGCCGTGCTAGTGCCCGAGGCGATCGTGAACTCCCACCCAGTCCCATAGGCAGTGCCCACCACCGTCGCGCCTTCGGTTGCCGTATTCGTCCGCAGGTAGTAAGTCAGCGTGTAGTCAGAACTGCTGATCGCAATCCCAAGATTGTCAACGCCAGCATCGTCCCGCCACTTGATAGTGTCACCAGCTCGGATTTGCGCGGGGAGGTTCACGGTTACCAGTTGCTCACGAAGCCACTAGTAGCCCCGGAGGGAGGCTGCTGTTTCGATCCTAGCAACGCCGGCTTCTTCTTCTTGCCTGTTGCCTCCAGCCTTTTCTCCAGCTGGTCCCAGATCGTTCGCCGGTCAAAGCGCTGGTACATCAGGTTCATTGCCGCATAGGCATACACCAAACAATCCAGCGCCTCGTTCCTAGCTGATGGTTTCTTCACCCATTCCCTTGTCGGGAACCCGCCGCGGTTGTACCGCAACACCTGCTTCTCCGCCGTCAGCTGTTCGAAGTATTCGCCCGTTGTGCCCATGTGGAAGTGCAAGAACCCAGCGCCCTGCTCGTTGTGCTTCAGCCGCCCGAACAGCGTTGTCTTCACCGTGTCACCACCCACCAGGTAAACCACCGCACCACGCTTCAACGTCCGCCCCTGATGATTCACATCCACCTTGCTGCCCTTGCCGATCGGTGGTTTGCCGCGCTGGCTCTGCCCCTTAATTGCCACCACACCCTGCCGGCCGCGTTCCCGTGCGTACTGATACACCTCCGCCGTGAAGTGGCCACCGCTGTCGATCGCCACCACATCAGGCCGCATCGCCGGCCCCACCGCGTGCGGCCATTCGCGCAGCACCACCTCGTCCAGCTGCTTCCATAGCTCCTGCCTCGATGGGTCGCCATAGATCTCCTGGTGATCCAGCAGCCAGCCCTCCTCCTCGCGGCCCCATGCCCACACGCTGATCGCTAGCCGGTTGTCCTGCACGTCAACGCCCACCGTTAACGCCAGCCCACCCTCTGGCACCATCGCCGCCTCGTAATGCTCGCACCGCTCCAGCAGGCCGTCGGCGCTTACCTTGCTCGCGAAGTCTTCCTCCCATGTCTCCGCCAGCCTGGTATTGACGAAGCTCTTCAGCATCGGCGCGTCCGTCTTCGCCCGCAAGAAGTCGTCCACCATGTCGGCCCAGCTCAACCAGCCCAGTGGTGAGTACAACCCGCTCAGCTGGAAGCCGGCCGTCTTCCCATTGCTCGGCGCCGTCGCACGCCACTCACCCTTGCGCAGCATCGCCGGCTTGTGGATCTCAGCGAACCGCTCATGGCACACCTCGCACTCATAGGCGGCTGTCGCCGGCTCGTTGTTCTCCCACTTCAGCTGCGGCCACTTCAGCCACTGCATCACACTGCAGCATGGGCACGGCACATAGAACCGCCGCTGATCGCTTCGCTCATACTCAGCCTCGATCCGGCTGAAGTCCTTCACCGTTGGCGTGCTGGTCAACAGGATCTTGCGTCGCGCAAACGTGGTCGCCCGCTTCTCCGCCAGGCTCACCGGGTCGCCTTCACCATCCACATCGCTCGGGAACGCGTCGATCTCATCGCAGAAGATGTAGCGACATGGCGTAGACCTCAGACCAGTGGCGCTATTACTTCCGGTGAGCAGCATCATGCCGCCCGGAAAATCTTTCGCAAACATTGTGTTCCCACTGTCTCGACTTCTGCTCGGTGCGATCTTCTCCGCCAGCACCGGCGTCTCGGTGATCAAGCTCTCCAGCCGCTGCTTGCTCAACCGCTTTGCCATCTCCACCGTCGGCTGCACCAGCAGCATCGGCCCCGGTGCATGGTCGATCACATAGCCCAGCCAGTTGGCGCCAGCCTCCGTCTTGCCCGTCTGCGCGGCAAACATCATCACCACACGCTGCACCGCGCTGGTACTGCTCAAGCAATCCATCGGCTCCCGCAAATATGGCGTCCGGCTGGTGCGCCATGGCCCCGGCTCCGCGCTTGCCTTGCTGCTCAGCCGTCGATGCTTGTCCGCCCACTCGCTCACCGTCAGCGGTTGCTCCGGCCGCAACCCATCCATCAATGCCGTGCGCCAGGTGCTCATCGCTCCACCTCCGCCAACGACAGCAGCGCATCTCGGTGCTCATCGCTCAGCAGCTTGTGGATCACTGCCGCGTCAGTCTCGCCCGCCAACTGGTGGCTCAGCCGATCTGCCAAGTTGCTCAGTGCTTCGCGGATGCTGCGGCCAATTTGGAAAGCGTCCTTCTTTACCTCATCCGCTGGTACCAGCTCCCGCCGCTGCTGCGCTACCTGCAGCTT